CACTGGCGGCTATCAGTTTTTTAAGACTCGTGACGTGCTGCTAGCCGACGACATCGGCGCGGCATTCTCGGTCGGCAAAGCTTTCAACATCGCCTGCGGCAACAAGCTTTACATGGCGGTGTCGGTCACCGAGATCGAGCATCTCGTGTTTACCGTCGCGGTGGTGCCGTATGGCGACTGACCGCAAGCCCACCACGATCGACCAGCAGATCAACGATCTGAAGTCGCGGCTCGGCATCGTCGACAACACCATCAAGCGGATGCAGTCGGTCGGCGGGTTCGCCGATAGCGCGTTGCTCGGCAAGCGATCGGAGCGGCTCGAAGGCCGCGTGGCTGTTCTCGAGGCCGATGTCGAGATGCTGATGGACGTCAACGCGCTGCTGCTGGGCGCGCTCCGCGAGCATCTGCTTGATCGCCACAACGTCGATTGCGTCCGCGACAACGACCGCGATGTGATCAACGTCCGCAAGGCACTTCGCCGAATGAGCGAGTGGGCCGACAAGCGCGGCCTGCGCGATCGGCAGCGCGATGTCCTGTCGACGATCAAGGATGAGAACCGGCTTCGGCCGCGCCAGCTTGCAACCGGAGCACTAGCATGAGGTGCCCGCGCTGCCTTGGACATGGCGTTGTGCCGATAATGCCCGGCGCGCATCTGTCGGTGAAGGTCACCGAGGCTGAGTGCACACTATGCGGCGGTGCCGGAAAGATTCTCGAGAAAGACAAGAGACGAGAGGGCGAAGTGCGGCCTCGGTGCTATGACGCCAGCGGTAAGCTGCTTGACAATCCTGATCTCAAACTTGGAGGCTGATATGTCCCTTGGAGACGAGACCTGCCAGATTCATCAGTCGCCGATGATCAAGGAAAAGCAGCACACCGGAAACGGCAACTGGGAATGGTCCAAGCCGTTCTGCCCGACCTGCAACCTCCTGAAGGCGAGCGGCAAGTTCGTCGAATACCTGACCGCGCTCAAGCGCGACGGCGACGACAAGATGAAGGCTGCGGCCACCGCGGCTCTCGCCAGTATCGAGTCCGAGGCCGACACGCAAAAGGAACCTGCAGCAGCGCATCCCGTTATCGGGACTGACGCCGCTCACTGACGCGAAGGCCTGACGCGTCGAATTTCCGGCCATCCCAAGACGGAGTGCCACACAATGCCAATTCAATTTGACGACGCCGCACAGCACGCGAAGACGCTGCCCAACGTGGGCGACCGCGTTGACCTGTTCCTGAAGTCCATCCGGGATCGCCTCGGCCAGGTCACCGGCCAGGAGTCGAAGGCCGCGCTGATGAAAGATCTCGAAGATCACCACGACGCGATGGTCTCGACGGTCATCGGCCCGGTGGGCGTGACGCGACTCGAGGCCGGCACCACGCCGCGCATGCCCGGCGATCCCGGGACGATGGTCGGCGATGCCTCGCCCGAGCGCGCGATCTTGGTACAGATCGCTGATCTGATCCGCAGGATGCCGGGCGTCGTGGTCGCATCGGCGACGCTTGATCCGAGCGCGAAGGCCTCCTTTTTGGAGCGCGACCATACGATGCTCGACCAGAAAATGTTCCACGATGATAAGCCGGATGTGATCGTCCCCGGCAGCGAAACCACCCGGGAGGGCAGGCGCTTCGTGAGCTGGAAGCGAGCTGACGGCACGGTCTATGAATCGCTCGACGTGCGGCCGCAGAACGAGCCGGTCGGCTGAGAATTGGGGTGGCGCTGGCGAGCGAAGTACAAGCGACCCAGCCATCATCTCGAAAATACCCGGGTGAGACCATGTGCGGGATTAAGTTTGACTTCGACAACGCTTTCGAGACCGCGCATTGGGAGACGAAGCTCGAAGCGCCGTTTATCGACGATACGATCGGCATCGGGACATCGTCGCCCGAGCTGATGGATGCGATCAACGGCGCGACCAGCGGCAGGCTGAAGGCGCACATCATCGCGAAGAACGCACCTTACGAGGTTCTGGTGATCGGCAAGAAGCCGAAGGGTTAGGCTGGTCAGCGCGCAACGCCGCTTTAAATTGCGCGGCTGATTCGGCCCTTGGCAGGCGGCGCCGCGAATGGGCCGCCACCCCTTTTATTAGGAACGGCCGTGTTCAAAAAGAAAAGCTATCCGGTCCATCGCAGCGACGTTGAGGCGTTCGCACAATATCCCGTGGTGATCGCGGTGCTGATCGACGCGGGCTTCATGACGGACTGGCCGCACGAATGGACACGGGACGGCAATAGATCGCGTCGCCGGCACCAGGAGCCGCGAGGCTACAATGCGAACTATGTTTTCTCTGACGCATGCCAGAGGCTATGGTATTTGCCGGGCCATCCTAACGTCGTCACAAAGCCGAGCGCGTCAGCGTCAACGCTGCCCCTGATGCGCGGCGAAGTCCAAGACGCTGAGGCGATCGACGCCGAGGATTGAAAAAGGAGTTGCCCCTGATGACTGATCCGCTTTCACGCCGCACGGCGCTTTCGATGCTCGGGCTTGGCGCGACAGTAGCCGTTGTGCCGGAAGATTTCAGCGCCAAGGCAAATGCCTATGGTCCAGACAAGGCCTATTCGTTCGGCGTAGCTGGTCAGCATGTCGGCGGTGGCCGCAGCGCAGAGGTAACCCGCGCTAGAATGACGGCGGCGCTTCGGCGCTTGGCTGACGATATCGATGCCGGCGGCACCCATGTGCAGTCGATGCGTCTCACGAGCGATGTACAGATCGAGGACTTCCTCAAGCACACGCTGCAGGTGGAATTCTCATTGCGAGAAGATCAACTGCCGGTCGGCTGATGATCGGCCTTGGTATCAAGATCGAGTTTTCCAGCGTTGCCGAGGAAAGCAACTCGCAGATGCGGGTCTTCGATACCCTGGGACCGATGGCGCGCGCCGCGCTGAATGCCTGCCCTCGCTCTCCGGACATCAAGGTCTTCAAGCAGCGCTTCAAGTCCGACTTCGACAGGCGGTTCAACGGGAGTCGCTTCGGCCGGCGCGAGTGTAACTTCGAAGACCCGGCGATCGACGCCGAGTTCGCGGCGTACATCGACAGCGTCGTTACCGAGCGCATGGGGAAACCTATCGAATGGCACAATCTCAAGTCGCGGCGCCTGCAGCGCGGTTGGCGTTCCCGGCCGATAAGACTGAAAGACGCAAGGTCACAGACCTAAAGCCGTATCCGCAAAATCCCAAGGTTCACTCTGAGGAACAGATTCGCGCGCTCGTGGCGATGATCGGCGAGTTCGGTTTTACCAAGCCGCTATTGATCGACGAGTTCGACACGATCCTGGCGGGCCACGGAGCCACGCTGGCAGCATGCGAGTTGGGCTTTGCGGAGTTGCCTGTTGTTGTGTTGCGCGGGCTCACGGATGCGCAGAAGCGCGCCATCGTAATTTCGGACAACAGATCGAGCGAACTGTCAGAGTGGGACGACGATCTACTGGCGCTTGAATTGGGCGAGCTGAAGAAGCTCGACTACAATCTTGATCTGACCGGCTTCTCGATATCGGATTTTGTGACGACAGCGCCAGCCACTTCGAATGAGCCGCAAGCGCCCAAGAGCAAGACCACGATATTTCTGACGGTGCCTGCAGCGCGCGCAGCCGAAGCGCGCGCCATCGTCAAGAAGGCGCTCGCCAAGAGCGGCATCGATCACAATCTGTGAGTCATCGTCTCCAAGGCAATCGCCGAACCGGCGATGGCTGTCCGCAGCAAAGCGGGCTACTAAAGCCAAAATAGAATGGCTCAGCCTGCCGCTTTCCGCAAGAGCGCTCCAAAGCAATTTGTGGATAAATCGGCATCAAATCAGGCTTTAGTTGCCGGTTTGTTCCATGTTCCGGGCAAGTACAGCCCGCCAGGCAGCATCCGCAGATCAGCGCCCGGGCGCCGCAGTGACAACGATTCGGCATGTCGATTTTTGCTCCCATCTAGTTTGGTCTAGAAAATCGACATTGGAGTACCCGAGAATGGTTAATGAAACGGAAACGCCGGACGACGACATCGATCGCCGTGGCGATCCTCATATCCCGACGGCTGAAAGCCGCGCGCGCGTCGAGTCGCTGTCCTCGTATGGCGTCCCGCAAAAATCAATTGCAGCGCTGATCGGCCTCGGGTCGAAAATGACGCTACGCAAGCACTACACGGCCGAGCTTCAGATCGGGGACGCAAAATTCCAGGCGATGCTTGGGCAGACTGCGGCGCGCGTGGCGCTCGGCGGACCGGCCGAATACTACCCGAAAAGCCATCTAACGATGGCCGGTCAACTTGCTAAAGCCGAAGTGCTACCGAACGTCGCGATGCTGATTTTCTTCCTGAAGACGAGACTCGGTCTTCAGGAACGTGTCAGTCTGGATTTAGAGGATCGGCGCCCTGATGATGGAAACGAGTTCAATACTGTCGGGCTCACGCAAGCGGAACGAACGTCCAGAATCGTCGCGCTGCTGAAGACCGCCGAGTCGAAAAAGAAAAAGGCAGTTACCATCCCGCCGAAGCCAGCAATCGAAAACAGAAAACTCAATTGAGTGAGCTTGAGCAATCTGGCGATTGGAGTGGCCGACAGACCATAGAGCTTGTCGAATATCTATCGCCGCGAGAGCGTGCTGAGCTTGACGCCCTATTGAGAGCAGACGTGCCATGGGAGCCGTTCGAGGGGAGCCCGCAAGAAGCGGGCTATAACAGCGAGGCTGACGATCTCGGATTCGGTGGAGCGGCTGGCGGCGGGAAAACCGATTTAGAACTCGGGCTCGCTCACACCGCGCACCACAAGTCGATCATCTTCCGCCGCGAACTAGCACAGTTGGAAGGTATCGAAGACCGTGCGCGCGAATTGTTCACCGGGCACGGCAAGTTCAATTCGACGAAGCACCGCTGGCGGATGGACGATGGACGGGTCATTCAATTTGGCGGTGTTGAGACAGAAGACGATGTCAAAAAGTACCAAGGTCAGCCGCATGATCTTAAGGCTTTTGACGAACTACCTCATTTTAGCGAACTACAATTCAGGACGCTGAAAGCCTGGAACAGAACGTCGCGCGAAGGCCAGCGCTGCCGGGTCGTCACCGGGTTCAACCCGCCGACCGATGCCGAGG